GGGAGCGGGGAACGTTTTCAGACATAATTATTTTGGTAGTAGCACTTCTGGTGTTGAATTTGGTAAAGGGGATTGTGGTTTATGCAACTCCGTTGTACTCATTGGTGATACCATCGAAACCATAGGAACGGTTGACGCTGATTATCACACTTATGAAAGCGGGGATTACTCAGGCCCAAGCGTTGATAATATTGTTAGAGATATGGTCTATTTGGGTGAGGCTACTGACACGAATATCTACTGGGATATATACGGAGAGGGAAGTGACCTAAGGTATGAAAGGACTATAAGGATAGCCTGTCGGGGGAGCAACGACCTGCCTATTGTGGCGGCGACGGTACATATATGGCCGAAACAGGATTATGCGGACTCTACCGATAATGATGCCGCCTACGTGAGCAAATCATCGGGTGGTGGTGGTTTGATATATGATACTCTTCCTTATTATTGGTGTAATTGGAATAAGGCCATTGAATCGACTTTTAATGATTATCGTATCAGGGCGGTCTATGACGGTGATACTATATGGAGCAACTATGAGCTTACCGATTCGGCGGCTGTTATTGGTGGTTATTTCAGTGATACTCTGGACTTTGAAGGTAAGGCTGGTACGGGTGAATGGGGAGCGTCGGAAGTAACCATAACCATAGCTGATGACTCACAGACGGAGGGGACTGATTTAACGTTTATCGTCACGGTGAGTGAAGCTGTGGACGGTGAATTGACATACAGTTATTTAACGCAGGACAATACGGCGGTTCAGCCGGGCGACTATACTTCATCGTCTGGTATTGCTACGATTTTAAGTGGTGATTCGGCTGACACGCTGACTGTTACTACGATAGATGATGGTGATTATGAAAGTACAGAGACAATGTATATGAATATATCGAATGCGTCATCGGGTACGATTACGGATGGTCAAGCGGTTGGGACGCTACTTGACAACGATGAAGCTCCTGTATCATCGGGCAAATATGTAAAGGTGAGGAAATAATTTATAGGGGGTAGGTTAGTGAAAAAAATACTATTATTTACAGTATTACTTTTTGTAATGCCCGTTCTGTTTGTTCAGACGGGCATTTCTTGTGTGATAAAGAAAGCTACGGAGTATGTGGTCTTTCCGTTGAATGAGGCATTGGGGACAGATGGCTTACCAGAGGTGGCTGATTCGGCACATCTAATAACCTATGCCGACAATGGTTCGACAATGGCATACTCTGCCACCAGTACAACCTTCCCTTTTGCGGATATTGGTATAGATACGATTAAGCACTATGGAGATACGGGCTATTGGTTCGTTGATCAAATTCAAGATATAGACGGTGCTGGTGGTAACTTTGAGCTTGGGATTGAGGTTACACTTTTCTGTGAGGGCTACCCGACTTCTACCCATTTTTGTGTTCAGGTTATAGGAGATTCGTTAAATGCGGATTTGGCGGAAGTGAGTGACATTCTTGACACCCTACAAAACCAAGACAACTGGGTTGCTAAGGAGGCTACGGTTCAGATTATTGATGATACTCTTGACCTCTACGATACCCGATGGGATTTTGTTATGGATACTACGCAGGGAATTATAGACACATTACAAAATCAAGATAACTGGATAGCCACCTCCGCCAATCAAACACTGATAATCGACACCGTAAATGGCATTATAGATACTATTCAGTTATATGATACCCGTTTAGCAACATCAGCTAATCAGACGCTAATAATAGATACGGTTAATGGTATTATTGATACACTTCAATCATGGGATGACGAAATAGCTGAAATAAACAATGCTATTGATTCCCTCTATGCGGCCTTAGACTCAATCCAGAATCATGCGGCTTGGGAAGTTATAGCGAGTGATGTTAATATCAATGGTGATACCCTTGCAACAATGGGAACTGACCAACAAATCAGGTACAGGTCTATTGTTGTGACGAATGCGGGTGGTCACGCTGTTACCCTGACTGGTGGTGCAGGTGGTGGTGACCCCGTTTCTGGAGACGGATTAAGAATCGTTAGTAACTATGGTGAGGCTATGCAAGTTATTGGTACTACCCATGATATTGTCGGTGATATATATGGTACGGTTCAATATACTCAGCTTGCTCCGGGTCAGTTCACAAAGATAAGTGATACAAGTTGGGCGCACAGTCCGAGAACCCTGACGGCCTTAGACGAAGATAATACAACTATTGACCTTGATGCTACGACTGTCGGTACGGTTACCAATATAACTAATGCGGTCTTGATACGGGATACTCTGGCTGGTGGTGAGGAGGTTGCCTATATGCCTGATGATTGGGCGGCGGCTGATTCGGCGGGATTTCAGGGTTCAGCTTCAGGGCTTGATTCATCTAAGGTATATGGTGCTATATCACAGGCTATCGGGGACTCGATAGCAAGTGTTGATACTATCCCCTATTTCGTTTATGCCAATGTTGATACCGGACTCGTTGACAGTTCTGATATTGGGGTATGGTGGGTGAACAATCTATCTGCTACGGCTGACACCGCCGCTTTTCTGATTGCCCTTGATAATAACAATTATATGCAGACAACTGATTCAGCTATTGTCGATGTTTCTTCGGCTGGTGCGTTGGCGGGACTTGTTGCCGATAGCACTTGGGAAGAAAAACTCTCTGAACATAATACTACTCTAACCTTCGGTGCGGCTAACGGTGACAGTCTTGCTACGACAAGCGACATAGCTGATGGTGTTTGGAATGAGGATACGGCTGGTCACTATGTGGTTGGTAAATTTGGTTATGAGGCGACTCAATCCGGTAGTGGTTCTGATACTGCCTCAATAAAAATAATGATGGATAATAATAGTTTTGCCAAATGGGGTACTTCAGTGCAGGCGACATTGAGAACGTTAAGTATTGTCGGAACGGGTACTCATGACACGGCTGTTTATATCAAAAGCTCAGGTGACTCCCCCGGATTGCTTGTGCGTGGTGGCACTAATGGCGATGGTACAAAGTTTATAGGTGGCTCTGTTTCGGGTCACGGTTTCTACACTGTCGGTGGCGCAAGTGGAATCGGGTTCTTAGCTCAGGGTACAAGCAATAATCCGGGATTTAAGGGCTACGGCAATGGCTCTGGTGCGGGCATATATGCCCTCGGTGGTTTAACCGGATATGGCGCACACTATTCCTCACCGGGTGACTATGCTATGTATGTAAATGGTTCAAACGGGGCATATTTTAATGGCACGGCTGGTAATGATATAACTGGTGACCTTGCCGGTTCGGTAACGTCCGTAACTAATGACGTAACCATTGCTGATGCTGATATGGGAATGGTGGCTGATTCGGTCTTGCTCAAAGATACCTCTGATGTGACTGGCGGATTTGGTTTAATGATGAAAGATACTTCTGCCTATCAGGGTGCGGCGGCTGGTTTGGATTCGACCGCTGTTTGGGGTGCGGTATCACAGGTAGTTGAGGATTCAAGTCTCACGGCTACGAACATCGATTCATCGGGTGTATCGGGGGCTATAAATGCTTTCTGGACAGATTCGGCCACAACTATCAAGGTAAAAGAACTTCAGGTCGGTGACATCAGGTCTGATTCGATAGTGGCTACATTAGGGGGGTCGGTAAATACCGTTTCTAATCTTGGGACGGTGACAGCTAATGTTTACTCAATATCCGGTGATGTGTCTGCGGCTGACAATCTTGAATCCATGTTAGACGGTAATAGGGCTACGCTATGGCTTGACCAATTAAATATAGTCGGTACAAATGGGGCGAGTGGTGCTGTGTATATGTATAACGCTGACGGCCCCGCTATGAAATGGGGTAACGGTGTCTCTACTGGTCTTTTCGATGGTACGTTTACCGATACAAACTTCTCTGCCGCTTACTATGACTCAACTGGTGCTGGTAATGGTGGCGGTTCAGACACGACAGCAATAAAGAAATGTGCCGAGAACAATCCAAGCATATTCTATGGCCCGACCAATGCAGGTTCTGGTGAATATACTGTCATTATCTATGCTATTGATTCAAGTTCTGTACCAGACTCATTACTTGAAGGTATCCCCATAGCGATACAGAATGCTTCCGGTAACAATATAGCCGGATTAACAAGTGATGGTAATGGTTATTGTACTTTCACTCTGGATGCTGGAAGCTACACGGTCTTGAGTTCACCTGTGGGTTATCAGTTTAGTCCCTACTCATTAACAGTCACGGCTAACGATGACTCGGTTGGATTCTGCGGATACGATACACAGAGTCCGTCGTATTCAACTATTTATGGCTACATCTATGACGTTTCAGGAAATATAGTTTATGGTGCATTAATAGAAGCAGAACCATCCGTAGGGAAAAATGTGTCCGATTCACTAACGGGGAGGATAATCACACCGGGGAGAGTGGAAACACGCACAGATTCGTTGGGTTATTTCTGTATCGACCTTCAACGAACGGGAACGTTCCCCGACACGACATATGGCTTTTATGATATTCGAGCTTCATTAAGTGGTGATGAAATATTCAACATAAAAAGTCTATACGTCCCCGATAATGGCAACGTAGGCATTGACTCCGTATTGGCAACGAGGTCACAATGAAATATAAGACCGACAAGATAAAGCGGGATTACAACGATATAGGAAAATATCCCAGTGTAGAAAACGGGATACTCCGGTGGTTTATTGAGGCACTTGAACTTATAAGTATAATGCTTGGCTTTGGTGAATTAACTATTACAAGTTATATACGGGATGTAAAAAAATATCCCAAGAGTCTACATCCGTACGGACGAGCTTTAGATTTTAGGGTTAGGGATAAACCAACGATATGGTATTGGGGAATGTGTTTGATTGGGATGGCGATAGGTTTGATGAATCGTCGTTTTCGCATGAACCCACATCATGAATTATACGGTAAAGACGAACAACATATTCACATTGAGATAAGAGACAAGAAGTAAGGAGGTGTTGTGACAAAAGAGAAAGAGCTGTTGGAACTAATCACAGAGCTTGAGCGAAACGACCCGACGTTTGAGCATCTAATGGACGTATTGATTGACAACCTAAAACTTCTATTGAAGAGGGGAAAGCGATACAACAATGGACATTCGGGGGTTTATCGACAGATTTTCCTCGATGGTCTCGACTTCTACGCTTTTAGTAAAGTTAATGACCCTATTGAAAGGATGGTTACGCCTTTAATGCGTAATCCTAAAAATGCTTCCGACGAGGATATACGTGACCTCATAGACGATGCGTTTAATTATCTTTTGATGTGGTCTTGCTGTCGCTGTGAGAGAGACAAAAGGAAAAGGGGCAAACAATGGCCGAACAATGGAGTGAAGCTGAACTCTCAGAACTAACGAAGTATTTTAATCAGAATATAACGATGATGACTCTCTACCAGAGGGTCTATAAACTTAACCCCAACCGTTCATACGAAGCGGTTGCACGAAAAGTACGGCACTGGGTTGCCGAGGGTCGTACTCGAAGCAAAGAAGAGGCACTCAAGAAACTACGGGTCGGATACCTCGATATTGAAACTACGGACTTTGATGGTGATAGGGGAACAATCCTGACATGGTATATCAAGAAGCGGGGCAAAAGAGAATATGACTTCTCTGTTATTACCAAAGAGGAATTATTTAATTATGAATTTGATAAGCGGGTAGTTGCAGAATTACTGGAAGCCCTCCATAAATACGACGTTCTCTATGGTCACTGGTTTGTTGACCGTAGGTTTGATATTCCTTTTATCAGAACTCGTGCCTATATAAATGGCCTTGAGGATATGTTACCTGACCGCATGGAAAAATTCATACTCGACACGTGGCCGATAGTCCGTAACAAACTCAAACTCCACAGTAACAGTCTTGATTCAACAGCTAAAATGTTAGGGATAAAGTTTGTCCAGAAAACCCATTTCGATATTCAGCTATGGAAACTGGCGAGTTACGGCGACCCCGAATCTCTTGAGCTTGTCAGGATACACAACAAGCGTGATGTTCAGGTACTTGAGGCTGTTCATAAGAGAATAGAGAAAATCGAGAACAAAATATATCGGAGTATGTAATCGTTTACATTTGGGACAATATGTAAACAGTTTTATTTATTTGTTTGCAGTTAATACCCGCATACAGGAATTATCTCATGCCAAAATCACAAAAAATCATCTACGAGGGCTTTGCTTCAATCAAGATAACCAAACTATTGAATGGTAAAATGCGGTTTACTTTCGATGTGGAGGATAAAAAGATTTTAAGGAATAAAGACAATGGAAAACGAGATATGGGTTTGGATAAAGGAAAACGGTGAGCAAGAATATAAAGCACACTGCACAAAAAAGGAGGAATATGACATAATAATGGGCTGGTCAAAAACCCGTACCGGGGGAACTTATCTTATTCCGGGGAAAAGAACAGAATACGACGTAATCTTCCCGGAAATGCACTTGAGACGAGCTAAAAAGTTATTGGGGGTAAAACGACTCTCGGACTAAAAAAGGCGGTTTTTGCGGTCGTTGTCCCACAAGGGCTTAGCTTGCGGGTTTTTGTCAAATTTGACCGTGACGGGCATTCAATTTCAAATAGGTGTTCTGGTATGGGTAAGGCTGAGAAAAGCCCGTGACGGGCGTTTATGCGACTTTTAGAGTTGAGAAAGTAAGAGAAATGTTAGGATTTATAATTAAACCAATAATCAAAAAATATTTGAGGAACATGATGAAAGATTTTATCCAACCTATCCTCGATTTCGTTACGGGGGTAGTCAACAAATGGGGCATGAAGTCTATCGTGGCTTTGGGCGGAATCTATGCTCTATACGACCTAAGTATCAAGGGCGTGGTTACTGGCATACCGATTGTAATCGGCATTGTCGCTATCGTGGTCGGGTATTTTATATTCCGGCACATTCAGGAAGTGAATCAATACGATGTTGAAGAAGAAGAGGAAGAAGAAAAATGAAAAACTTAGCACTTATTTTAGCAATCCTACTGCTCATTCCCGTATTCAGTTACGGGCAGAACTTAAACAACCTGTTCTGGACTGGCTGTGAGTACGATATTAACCCGCTTGGCAATACCGTCAAAGCATCTATGGGATTCGGCAAGATAATTGACGGTAATTTATGGACGTTCAACCGCCTCAATGTCGGCCAGAGTAGCGATGCTGATATGCAGGTAGCCTATATCGTCCGACCGTTTATTGATCGTGACTTTTACATCGGTGGTATAGCCGGGCCGGGCGTGGACTGGATTAACTACCCGTCAGACGGTGAGGACAGAATTATCTCATATATTACAGCCTCAACCGGCGTAATTCTGGGCTATGATATAACTGAAAGATTTGGTGCGTTCGGATACGGGAACTACAACTTCACGCTTGACGGTGGTGCTTACTTAAAGAACGGTGCAGATATTATTGTCGGAGTGTTTGCGAGGTTTTAGCGGAACATATTTAACAAGGTAAACCCTGTCTTACGTAGTATATATACTACGTAAGATGGGATATTAAAAAATGCCAATAATTAGCTTATTTCAATTAAGCTAATCCCCTTTTGTCTGAAGACAATGGGCGTTCGCCCTAAAAAGCGGACAAAAAGATACCCCCACCGATTAAGATGGGGGTACTTCTTTCAATAGGAAGACCAAATTATTAAGGACTATTGAATTTCTTTCAGGTTATTCCCCTTTCATGAAAGGACATTATTGGTTATGCCACGTTAAGTGGCGTTAGTTGCGTTTGTATTTCTTACTTCACACCTCCTATATAAACCTTTCCTGATAATATATTGTTGACCTCTCTGGCGAATTTGTCGGCGTGTAGTTTCTGTAATGAACGGGGCGAAAGCATTACATTGTCCTTTGGTCTACTCACCTTGAGCGATTGCTCGTTCTGTTCCCGCAACCGTTTTCTGTAATCCCTGAAATATTCTGCTATGGTTCGCTTGGGTAGTAGTTTGCGTTTTTGTCTCTCTATTGCCTTTTGGCCTGTCGGGGTACATTCGGGTTTGCAATATCTCTGATTACTATGCTTACACACAAACATCTTCCCACAACAAGGACACTTTTTCTGTTTAGTCATTATCGCTCCCACTATCAGATTGAGGTTTGTTGGGTTTAGTAATTATCATTATAATATAAAAGAAGACTGTTACACCCCAACAAATAAGTATATAGTTTATATGCCCCTTTGTAATCACAGAATAAATCAAAGAAGCAGTCCATGCTATTATAGCGAACCCCATCAATACGGCTGAAGCCCAAAATATCTTTATTTTCATAACATATCCTCCTTATCAAGAGCCTTCTTCGCCCTCAAATCCCTTAAGGCCTTATCTCTTATTTCGTTTACGATTCTATTTACTACATCCGGTGGTGTACCGGGTGGAAACATAACACCCCGAAGTGCCTTGCTAATAGCTCTATCCTCTTCGCTAAAATCATCAATGGATAAATACTGTGCCTCCGCCCCATACTGTGCGGAGTCTATACCGGGTGACGACACTACGTGTGTTTCGACGAAGGTTGTATCGGTTGAATTATTTATAATTATTGCTTCGGAAACACTATCGACTACGGAGATGTACGACGCCTTTATATATGTAACTTTCTTCATCTCCGCTAAAGTCATATCAATTACCCTCTGTGGTGTACCCGGCTGGAACACAACATTTGCATCAGGGTAATCTTCGTTCTTGCCAAAAGCTACCGTGAAAGTAGAACCATCTTCCCTTTCCATAACAAGAACATCTCGTGGCTCTTTATATGCCGTGTCGGGGATTGGATTAGTGTTTGTTGTTGGCCCATAAAATAAATTAGGGTCAACTATCGCCTTTACTTTTCTTTTCGCTTTCCAGTTTATATAATCTGCTATGGTATCTTGAGGCTTCCAGTCGGGGGGATACCCGTCTTCTTTTCCTTTAGGGACAAGCCACCAACCAGCCACCAAAAGTGCAACAATAACGATGCTTAGTATTATGCGTTTCATTTGTTATTCCTTCCATGGTTCGGGGATATTTCCGGCTGTATCTACTCCGCTATACGTTGGCTCGAACATGACCTCTTTCTTTTCGCTATCCATATAGGAATAGCCAATAACCTTTAGAGTAACACCTTGTCTGTTTATGGACGGGGGGGCTAATCCTGTTTTACGTTTAGTCTTAGATAGGGAGTAAGCACCATATGTATTCGTAAGCCCAATTTGGTTTAAGACGCTTTCCCAATCAGAGAACTCTTCCTGTAAAGACACATCGCCACAACGGGGGCATACGTACATATGTTGAAACCGTTCAAGAATAACCTCTTTCACGGTCGGCTCAACATAAACAGTATCGTAGGTGAAGACGGTATCAGGCCAGTGGTAAATTTCTATTATGGTTATCGGCTCTGATGTGTCGGCAGGGGTTGGATTAACAAAAGTGGTATCAGCATGGCTTATGTCTGAGTATCTCTCATGTACTAAACTTACATTATATAATGTGCATGGAGTGGTGTCGGGGGCTATATCCTCTAATCCGGCATTATATCCAAGTACATAACCACTATGGAAATCATAGCGGGGGACAAACACCGTGTCACGCATGACGAACTTGGTTTCGGCGGGGAGTACATTTAAGGTTTCACTATCAATAATACCACTCATCGTCAAGATTCCGACAAGGATAAGTCCCACGATAATCCCCCCAAACAGCCCGATTGCTCCACCTTTAATCATTTATTCACCATCCTTCCTACCATAACCTTAAATTCTTTACAGATTCCCACTGAGATTTAATTATTTCCCATAAAGACCTTGCTCCATCCCCATCGCCCGCTGTCTCAAGCCCCCACCAAATAAGAGTAAGAGCAAACCAAAGTATAAATATACCACCAATAACAGCCCCAACCTTTTTGGGTGTTGTTAATGGTATATCTCCATATTCATGCCCACAATGAGCACAAACGGTTATTTTGTCCTCATCCTTCCCACATTTTGGACACTTGGGCTGTTGGGTAATATATGGAATAATAATTGGTGTAACACCATTCATCTTGATACCATCCTTCCGTATTCTGCCAGACATATTGCGTCTGCCATATTGTCATTGTCTTTCTTGCATCTCACCGAAGCACGTAATTCTATATCTGGATATTTCTGTTTAACGTATTGTATGGATACATCCTTGTTGTCCTTCCAGTTCAAACCCTTCAATATGACTGATTTCCATGTGCTTGGATGCACTACGATATATCCGATTCCCAAACCGGCACAGATACCCCTGATTTGACCGTACTGGAGTCCAATTACAAAGTTGGTCTTGGCCTGGCCGGGGAATATGAGTTGTTTCTCGATAGTGACAAAAGGAGTATAATCCTTTTCCGTCTCAAGGAATTGTTTTAAATCAGCCTCATCCACCTCACCATTGAGGATTGGCATTGGCTGTAAATACGGCTTGTTGTCATCACCTATTACTACTATATACCCCTTTTGTCCGGGGTCAATTCCTATGTATATCATTACTATCCACCGCCCTTTTTATTGAGGGAAGAACTAACGTTTCAATTACTTCGTCAAGAGTGTACGATTCTCCGGGCAACAAAACCCCTCTTGCTTCCATTTTTAGAAAATCACCCGACTTGTAATATTTTATATCCATACCCTTGATACTATCCAATCTGGTTCCTTCAATGCCCGCATCCTTGCCCCCTTGATAACTGACATAAAAACTAAATAAAGCTAATGCAATTACTACAATGATATTTAGTAAGAAATAATATGATATTTTACTCATTTCACTACCTCCGGGGGCAAGGGTTGACTATTTTCTCTCTCGCACATCATGCGATGATATAGTTTTTTTATTTCATAGACGGCTGGCTCATCTGCGTGTTCTGTCAGGTCACATAGTGGGTATCTTTCTGCATGAGAGCAAAGCATCTCGGCGATGTTTATTATCTCATAGAAAAAAGTTTTATATGTCACTTCACCACCTCCGGGTTAAACAGTTCCTCTTGGCGTAATCTTTCCTCTGCTATCTTACAGTATTCCTCTGATATTTCAATACCAATATATTTTCGTCCAAGTTGCTTGGCGGCGACGGCAGTCGTGCCAGAACCTAAAAAGCAGTCGAGGATGAGGTCGGTAGGGTTGGAAAATGTTTTTATAATTTTAGACGCTAATTCAATAGGCATAGCTGCAGAAAGTTTACCCGGGTAAGTATTGGAATTATTTTTACCGATTCTAATAATATTTTCAAACGTTCCCCGGTCAAAATTAACGGAAGAAAATTTACGGTGCAAGGGTTTATCGTTTGAAAATATAAATATAAACTCAAAAGAGCTATTTAGTACACCATCAGATATTGCTGGTTCTCCATGTAATTTACCCCAAACAATAATATCTTTCAAATAGGAAGAAAACTCGCTCCATATATGTGGAATAGCCCTTTTATTACCAGTAATTAACTGAATATTATAAAATACATGAGATTTTGCTTTTTTAATTAAATAATGTAAAACATTCTTTTGTTGATTAATATAAACATCAATCGGCATATCATCAGTAAACTCATTATACTTAATACGGCTACCATAATTAGCCGAACAATAAATGTCATTTCGTATGCGAAGATTAGCATTGTATGGTGGACTCGTAACAACAAGGTCAACCGCACCATCCGGTATTTTCTTCAAAACTTCGAGACAGTCACCGCAGATAACCTTGTTGATAAAATCATCTGGCCAGATCAGTTCTTTCACGGGTTTGTTAATCATGGTTGCCCCGGGGCTTCCCACAATGTTTTTGGGCATGTTGGTTGCAAGTCGAATCTCGGTCGATTTTTCCTATCCCATTTACCGCCCCTCGTCTGATATAAAATTTTCCAACCAGAAGCCTTTAAGCAAGTACCAAATTCAGAAGCTAATGTATAAGTTATCAATCTTTTATATCCCAAATTTTTACATACTCTCCAAGCCGCCGAATATAATTTACTGGCGGCATTTTTATAACCATTAGTACAACACCTCGTAACTTCTAATGTCCTCCCATTGTCCAACAATCTTGCCACGGGTCGTCCAACCATTATAACTCCAACAATATTACGCCCATCATTAACAGCTATTCCATATTTCCAGCCCTGTGGTGGTAAGTGATGACTGTGATGTACCTTAATAAATTCACACGCATTCTTGTATGTAATTGGTTGCAACTCTAACATCTCATCTCCTTATCAAGAACATCACCCCTGTAATGCTTTCATGGCCACTCCGACCACTCCACGCCGTCGATACGGCGGGTCATGGCTTTAATCCATATACTTTTCTTAATCCCCAAGCAACAATCCCAGCAAGGCGGTGATTATTGATGCGTTTATGTAATTCTGGCTGTGGCTTGAAGGGTTCATGTAAACCGAGGGCTGATTCTGCTCTATCATAATCGCCCCTAACTCGATTGGGCAATAAATTAGTTTTCTCTTTAGGGAAACCCAATGTTGTGCGTATAAGATTCATCCCTTGAGATGCTTGGTCGCAATCCTCTAAAGTTTTGCCATAAGAAACGGTATGCACCAATCCTTCTTTTGCATCCCAAGTTACAATCAATACTTGGTTTTGCTTATATTTCTCAGCAAATTCTTTAGCCGATTTAATCGGTAACTTTTTCACCCCTCATCCTTTCTTTTCGCTGTCAGGCGGGTCATGGCTTCTTCGGTATTAAATAAGTTTCTTCAATGATAAAATTCCCCGAATAGCCTGTATCCATCCATTTGAATAACATTTCTAAGGATTCAGGGTCTTGAAATTCAGCATCAAATCGGGCGGTGAATTCTATTGTTTTACCGCCAAACAGTTCGACTTTATTCCCAAAACCGACACTATGAATAGTGAGAACTCGTTTTACTTTTATTGTTTTCCTTTCGCTGGCTCGGGTCATCCTTCATCCTTTCTGCGCTTCATGGGTGCGCTGGGATTCTCTGCGTTGTTTTAAACACAACCGCAAAACCATTTTAAGAGTGTCGCATATAAAAGGATTTTCAAAAGGTAATTTATATGTACCGTCTATTTGAAGACAAGAAAAGTCAAGCCTATCACCAATTTCTTTTATTAACTCCTTAGTGTTTCTATTACAACCATTTAAGATTTCATCCATTGTTGTTTTTTGATATTTCACTTCTCCCCCTCTTTCTCCGCAAGGGCGGTGTCGTAGATTTGGACTAATTCATTGGCGAGAGAGTGAAGCTCGTCAAGGGCAGTATTAGAAACACGTATTGCTGAAATACGTGACATTAGCCCGTCCAACTCATCCACCCGCCGTTTCAGTTCTTCATTGGTCATCGCTACCACCCTTCTGGGGGTTAAGCCCTATTTCATCAAGTAGAACATAGACTTCCCCGTCCTTTGCCCGCTTCTGCTTTTCAATATTCTCCTCAATTCGATGCAACCGCTCAGAATCGGCTTTTAATTTTTCAAGGTTGTACTTAAGTGCCCTCATTCCTCTTAACCTATCAGCTAAAATACGCCTCTTTACTTTAGATTCTTCAAGTTGGAAGCTTACCCACGACAACAAATAACCGCTTGCATCAACTAAAGTATAGTCACACCCATACCCAGCCCATGTATGTCTAATTATCTTCAGCGGAAACTTGAACTCAATCGGTTTCATTGCTTCGCTCCCTTGCTTTACGTTTCTCCGCATATATCTTCCGTTCAGAGATAATATACTCCCTATCTCTGTTCTTTACCGCCCGCTGAAAAGCCTCAAACTTTTTCTTGTAATCTTCCCCCGTCAATCCACAGCCGTTATATATGCGGAAAAATTCCACAGAGGCTTTTACGGTGAGTTCGTCTGCAACATTTTCTTGTGGGGCGGGTATCTGGTTTGGGTTGTATGTCCAGACTTTCCGTAACTGTTCGAGTAGTTCGGATATTTTCGGAAACCATGTCAGTTCAGTTACGACGGATTCACTCACCTTGCGGAGCTTCTCAATGGGATATGCCTTGACTGCATCCCAATAGTCGTAGTACAGGGGGTCTGTCAGTTCCTTACCAAACACCCGCCCCCACTTCAACATTATTGCACAGAACTCTTCGTAATCTTCTTTACGCATTTATCTTCATCCTCTAATCTCTCTAAAAACTTTTTGGCGGCCAGAATATTACTCTTATCTTTATTCGTGATGTTCGTTACTTTTCTTGGTTGGTTGAGATAGTTCTCAAATTTGCTCCCATACAGCGTTATAGGTCTGATATAGATTGCCATGTCTGTATTGAGCCAGTCAAATATCTTGTTTTCGTGAACCCTGCAAAAATCTTCAAGCCGATACCCCTCCTTCCACCTTGCTCTTATTAGCGATTGGTTTTTAGTTGATTTATATCTGTAATTCGTACCCGCTAACTTATTGAGATGGGCTATTATATCTTCGTATGGTATTTCTTTCACGTCACATCCTTGTTATATTAACGGGGCGGTACATCCTGTTGCGTCATGGTGTCCGTACCCGACCGCCCCGCTTCTTGGGGAGAGTCAAATGTCACTTCGAGAGATTTTTATCCTCACCCCCTTCCGGGTCGGGGGTGTGTTCTTTAAGAAACTTAGTCCATTCTTTGAGGCGATAGTCATAGTCCGTTTCTTTGCTATGCCCCTCAGCCGGAGATATATCTTTCCCCGGAGCCATCAATCCCGTTTTTTCATGAAACTCTTTTGCTAATTTTTCATATTCTTCATTGTAATCTCTTTCACTCATCGCTTCCCCCCTCCTTAATCTTCAGGGATTCGAGATGGGCGTTGTTGAAGAAATCATTTGCATCTTCTTTAGTTGAAAACACAAGGTTGGGAGACCGTGTTGATATTCTATGGTTAATATCTATTTTACAACAAATATCCCCCGGTTCATTCCCTTCACAGATTTCTATGCAGCGCAAAATACCTACTAATATTTCACCTTGAACCCTGCAAGTATAAACCTTTTGACCAATCAAAGATTGTAACATTACGAAACTTGTTGAAACTTTATCGTAAATTGAAATCATCACAATTCCTTTCTATTGGCGCATGGCTACTTACCAACACCTAAATTGATGATTGGTAGCGCCGACATATTATTTACATCTTTAGTTAAGTTGAATTGCAATTCCCGAATTTTTTGTTTGTCGATAAGTTCGGGATATTCTGGCCAGTCATAACAAAACCAATCAAACACCCAAGAATTGTTCAAGGATTTTGCGTAACGAATTTCTTTATTTGTTGATTCTATACGCTCGTACCATTCTTGGAGATTCCCAACAAGCACTTTGCCAGTTTCAATATTTGATATGTCTCCAATAACACCCGCATCAATTTGGCTTTGAATTATATTTGAGTATTCTTCATAGATACCAGATTCAATATATGCTGAAACGGTAGCATACTTTTTTATTGAATTTACTTGGGCGACCGCAAGAACAACAATCAAAGCAAGCAAAAATATAGACCCAAATATTATCATTACGATACCAGCCTCGTAGCCTCCACCAAAACGACTCTTATAGTTTTTAGAAATAAAACAACCCAACAAAATTAGTATTATTGATGTAATTACAAATATCATCTTACTTTCCTTTCATTTAGGCGCATGGCAGAACCTTTGTTGAATGGAGATATTGAAGCCCAGCCCCACCATGCACCGTGAGATAAAATATGTCAAAAGGGTAAATCATCGTCTTTTGGGAAATCCGCTGCGTCCGTACTGTCGTCAGCGGGCTTCTCATACCTCACAATATTGTTATATACCTTACCATTGACATCTTTCGCCCTGACATCAGCCATACAAACCTTACCGACCAAGCTCCCAGTATCACCACCAGAAGATGTATCAATACCACAAGCAACTTGTAGTTGTTTGAACTTTCCCATACTTTGGGGATAGTATTTATAGTCTTCATCAAAGCAAAATTTTTCAAAGAGTCGAACGCCTGGATGCTCTGAGACCGCATACTCAAATAGACATCCCTTGTATCCATCCTTGTCGGTATAGAATTTCCCATTTTTATCAGCATCCTTAGTTGCCACGATTTTCACCTTGTAGAATCCGGGTTCTAATGTTGTGAATCCAGATTCGTCAAAGTCGTTGGTTGGTGGATATTTAGCCATTGCTCACCTTCTCCTTTTTATAGTTTTTAGCAATCATTTTCAAGTGTTGTAGATATGATTGAAGCTTGTCAATGGTAGCATCTTCAAGATTTTCAACCTCAAGATTCTTCTTGACAGAATTATCGACTCTGGTAGGAACTTCAAAGCCGTCTATCTGATTTTCAGCCAGATAAACAAACGCTTTCTTGATGCGTCCGATAAGAGCTTGCTTTGCGGTATCATCCTTGGATTCACCACTACCGTTTCCGTTGCCATAGTAGGATTCAAGCAGGGCGTTATAGTCAAGGGGCAGGGTTGGTGCTAACCGGCCAGAACGGTCACCGGCCTCAAAGTGCTTTGTCGGTTGTGTGCGGATAACCCGATTGTTGCTCCTGTCGAGTTCGAGGTAGAATATCATGTCGGACAATCCAAGCAGAAAGAGCATAGACCGCTTTTCAAGTGTAGGTACAATCATCTTGACTTTTCCGGTTTCGAGGTCACCCATCATGGGTGCATAGGGATTTGTTACTGCCTCTATTTGTACTTCTTTCTCGGATGCGTGACTAACAAACACCAACCCAAGCCCCAAATTTGTTATCCGGTTTAATTGCTTCTTGAACTCTTTCGTGTAATAACCATAGCCTTTCCCGTAATCGAGGTCGCCCAATACTCGAAGATTGTTTTGCTTGCAAATATGCTCATCACAAAGGGTAAATAGATTATCAACTGTGTCTATAATGACGGTGCGAAAGGGTGAGTCCTTGATATGTTCTTCAAGCACTCCCACTTTTTGACAGAACTCAAGCCAGTTACGTATCCGCCAACTTGAGACTGCAACGTGCTTACATCCGTCCTCTGTCTGAAAGAAAAGGGCATCGGGGAACTTAGACGCAAGCGTCGTCTTGCCTATTTTTGGGATACCATAGATGAAAAAAATGTTTTCGTGAAAATCACAAAAGCCTTTTGTTTTCTCTGGCATCCAACTTTTTGTTTCAGTCATCATTCCCCCTTGAAGATAAATTTATCTTCATTGGTTATGAGTTTGAAGTAGTCGGATAGCTTGACGGGGTAGTCTTCTTCGTCAACGCCCCCGTTTTTCATAGCCGCCCTGATGTCGGTAATTGACGGTTGCGGTTCTTTGTACTTGAAGTACGGCTCATAAGCTGACCGCAATTTTATCTTCTCGTCTTCGGTAGCTTCATCGTATGCCTTCGAATCAAGAACGGTGCTACCCTTCTGCCACCTGAATCGGCCAAGACCCGGATAGTGGAGTTTCTTGTCGCCCGCTTGTTCCATTAACAACTGAGCCTGTTTGAGCCAGAAGTTTTTTTGGTTTTTGATTGAATAAATCTTCTGGTCGCAGATAGCCTTAATTCTTTCAATCTCAGCGTCTTTGTATAGTTTCGTCTCGGTAATTTGAGACTCAATAGCCCGTAACCGCCTTGCTATTTGCGGTAACTCCTTAGTTGTCAACTCACTACGCTTCTCAATCATCTCCCCTGTTTCCTCGTCGATTACATAATAATCGTCAAGGACGTCTAATTTGATTGCTTCTGTCATTTTTCACTCTCCTTTATTTATCGTTAGCCATATCGTATTCGTTCTCCAAATCCCAGGCCGATAGGATTTCCTCAAGGTCGCTTATAGCATCTAAGATGTCAGCTCTCGACATGGGTCGCTCCTCTGATTTGCTCAATAGCTTTCTACGTGTCTGTCTAAAGATGTCGTCAGTTTCCTGATTGAAAATATAGGGATTCTCAAGTTGCTCCTTACGCAACATATCAGGGTCGGGGTGTGGCTCAATTATCTTATTCATGACACGCCTTCTTTCTGGAGTATGGCTTCAGTAAGACGATTCCAGCCCTCGTGTTCTGCTGTTGCGTTCTGGAGTGTTTCGAGTGCAGAAATCCTTGACTTAATGCTGAATATTGACGATGTTATAGACCGTGTGGCGTACTCACTAATGGGTCGTTCATGCGGAAGCTCTGCCAAGTTCCTCAAGGTGGTTTCGTATGTCCTGAGAGACCGGCGGAGCTTCTCTATGTCACGGTTGTAATTCTCCATTTTCCATCTCGCTCAATTTTATTTGTTTTTCTTTTAGTTCAATCTCAATGCCACTGATTCGTTTCTTGAATAGCTTCTTGTGTGATTTGTAGCGGGCTGTACCAAGAGCAAGTTTAGCATTCTTGAGTTCTGTGTTCAGCCGTCGAATCTCACCCACAAGAATATTGTAATTTGCCTCACGTACGTTTATCATTTACTTACCTCACTAAAGATTACGATTATTAACGATAAAAAAGCTATTGTGCAAACCAAAGTCATGCCCGCATAAAATAGTAGCTTGACAAACTGACCGGTGCTCTCGAACATATCAGAAAAATCACTCATACTTCACCTCCATCGGGTCATCTCGTTATCGTTATTCATCGTCTTCACTATCCGGGACTAACTCCTTTATGACAAGGGTGGCATTATAGTCACCTGTGGCATAATTTAATAATTTTGCGATGCAAATATCGCTTTGTTCGTCAACTTCAGCTTCACAAAGAATATTCAACGTTCCACAGAAATCGGTTTCGAGCTTTACCAATTCAACCTCTTTAATTTTGTAAGTTGACATGATTCACTCCTCCTTTGGGGTCGCCTGATTCCAGACTTTTTATTTTATGGTGTTTGTTCATCTTTTACCAATTTCAAGAGTAAGTCATTTGAGCCGGGTCTTTGATAGAGGCGTATTTTGTCTCCACTTTTCGCATTAGCAAACTTCAGCCATGATAAAGGTAGAGCTATCACAACCGCCCTGTCACCTTTTTTACAGATAGAATATTCTTTTATGGGAACCCAGCTTTCTACCGAATTATTCATAATATTTCACTTCCTTTCTCTTTACGCTATAAATATCGGTATTTTTTAAATAAAAGTCAAGTCTTTTTTTGCAAAAACCAAAATTATTTTATAAAATACCCGAAAAACGCTGTTTTTGGAGTAAAGACATGACCCCTACCGTACCCATATATCCTTGTAACTATTTGTTTCCCTGAGTCTTGCATAATATTTAAGGCGCTCCTCCTGTCCGAAATAATAGGTATTTTTCCGGACAAAATCAAGCCCAATCTTCAGTATCCAATACCTAAATATACTACAGACTCCTCACATTTTCCAGTCCATATTGTTGGGAAATGGCTGTAAGATTTATCTTGGCTTAGTGCATTTCTATACTCATTATGGGTACAAATATACCCAAATGAGGTAATAAAAAAGGCCGGGGTTAACCGGCCTTGTGTGGTGATGAGTTATTCGTATTGCCACCCATACTTCCTTAAATGGTTACGCCACCATCGACGGCACAAGTCACAAAACCATATTTTTTTGATTTTATCGTGAGTTCCATCATCTTATCCTTTCTTTGAGGTCACAGATTGTGACCTCTAAAATGGTACATTGTTTTTAGGTTTGTCCGGGGGGACTTTTTCCATATCCTCTTTTATCAATAGCCGGACATATTCGGCGTATCCGCCCCGTTTGTGATATGGGGATAATTCCCGGTTCTTGCGAATCAGGTAATCTTTTAGCTCCGGGGTTAACTCAAGTGCTATGCGGACTTTATTGTTCATGACTCCCCCCCTTTTCCGGCCAAAACCCCCCGTCGATAAGCTCTTCAATTTCATCGGTTGTTTTCTGTTCGCCTGATCGCCTCAATAGTTCAGCGATAGCAAGGACTTGCTCTTTACGGCGTGACTTGTGTATTTTATTCGTCCTATGAGGTGTGTAAAATTGTTTTAAATCTTCCGATAAATCCCAGGTCAATACTTGTATCAAATGCGCCGTAGTCATTTTCTCAGCTTCTTTTGGTGATGTGATATAATTGCTCACGACTCCCCCTTTGCTTTGGCGATGGATGTGCGTCCCATTCTCGACAATCTACACGCAATAGCCCGAAGAGAACGTGCTTTTCTTTCATTATCTGATAAATTCAATTTATAACCTCCTTTATGGCTTCTGGATTTGTTGGTTTTTGTGGAGTGGATGCCATGCTCAATTAGCTCAAGATTATGTGGTTTGTTATTTGATTTATTTCCATCAATGTGGTGGACATCCTCACTTGATTTTAGGGGTCGTCCAATTATGCCCTCCATAATGAACCGATGTTGTTTAACCCTGATATATGTATTATTGGACAACCATATTTTACCTTCGACATATCCCCTTTTGTTGACCCACCATGACTCTGGTTTTTTGTTTTTTCCACCATTGTTCGCCCAAGCGCATTTACGTGAACAGTACTTACTAGACTGTCTTAGTGGGTGGAATAAATTTCCACATTGGGGACAGAGCCTGTCTGCTAATTTACGGTTTCGCCGTCCCCACGTGTCAAGTAATCCGATTTGTTGTTTCTTTGATTTTGGCATAATATTTTCTCCTCAATGAATGATACATTGGGGAATAATATAAGTCAAGCGTTAATTTATTCCCCACTCCCCCGGCGTGTGTTTTGTGTTAGTCATGGTCTTCTCCTTCTATTGTAGATATGGTTTCTCTTAATAGCTCACGGATTTCAAGAATGTCACTGTGTATCTCGACTATAATTTCCGGGTCATCATAGTTGTAGTTAAGCATATCGTTGACACGGCGAGTCACGGCCTTGATGTCGTTAATGGCAAGGTTTAGCTTGCCCGTGACTGTGAGGTGGGGCAAGGCATCATCTAAAACGTTATCTAAAACATTACGAAACTTTCCCCCAACACTAAAATCTTTCGCCAATCGAACCATAAGACCGTGACGAATGCGTATTTGTTCAAGATGAAACTTCGCCCTTGTCTTATCTGCTCTTGTAATAGCATCAGCCCGGGCATTATTCCAAAAGTCTATTGAGTTATCTAAATCTTTGTAGATAATAGACGCCTCAAGCTGGGTTAGTGTTATGGTGTTTTTCATTTTATTACTCCCTGTTAAAGTTACTTAAGTCAATTAATTCAAATTAAAGGATATTGGGGTTTCCTTTAAACTCCCCTTGGAAAGTATTTTTTGAGCTGATTATAGCTTAAGTCGTGGGTCAATATACCGCCAAGCTCAACATAATGCTGATAATCGGTCGAGATTGAAGCCCTGTCGATGTCTGTCAGATATTTCAGGGTGTTAACGCCAAAGGTTTTATAAATTGATGCCGCTATGCTTTGCCGTTTAGGTGATAGTGCTTTCATAATTCCCGCCTTTGTTAAGGTTATTGTTGCGCTGGTGATATAATGACATCGCCTTGCTCTTTAAGCCATCGGGCAATATCAGCGTCTGTCTTGCGAGTTATTGCCGATACCACGTCTTGTTTGGTATGTATCTCAGCCCAGCGCATACCGTTATTGTTTTGACCGTGTTTTAATATCCGGCCGCTTGCTAAGCGGTCTTGGAATTGTTTAATCTTAATCATCGTCCCATCCTTTGTTAATAGTTCTACATATATTATCGGCCTTATCTACATTTAATATACATATTATTTAATGTTTGTCAAGTCTTTTTTTCGTTTTTTTTATTTTATTTTCTCAGGGTGTGGCAATTTACCACGGTTTACTCATTCTAAATGAAAATCAATTTCATTTAGAGCATAAAATGACCAAAATCCCAAACACGTAACTATATGAATAATAACATATTATAAAATAGTTTCAAAAAGAGAAAAATAATTGCAGATTTGAGCGACTTTTTGAGCTATTTTTGACATATTATAATAAGTATAATATATTTATTTTTTTTTAATTATTATTTTTTTGGTTTTTTGGAGGATATAATATCCGATTCATAAGGTAAGTACATGACAACTAAGACGTTACTGCAGCGACTTGAAATAAAGTACCTGTCGCCTTTAGAGATTCAGTACTTAACTCCAGCTCAAAAGTGGCAGATGATAACATATGAGCACAGAGTCCGGCGTGGAATCAAACGAGATCGTGAAGCAATATCTATATATAGACAACATTGTCGGGATAATGGCAGTCCGTACGACATATTGTCAGTACCCGACAGACTCGATGATTATAAGCTTTCCGAGGACGTTAAGATTATGATATATATGCGGTTAAGTGGCGGTTAAGTGGTTATAACTATACTGAGATAGGCAAAGAGCTTGGGGTACATAGAGTTACAGTCTCTAAGCGTATTAAGGGGGCTAAGGTAGTTATTGACAGAGCTAATGAGACAGAGACACTTAGAGATATTCAAAATATAGTGGTTATGTAATATGGTGATATTATGGCTTGCAGTAACGGTTACTTACATATTCTCGGCGTTGGCAGCGTTACCGATCCTAATATATGCAGGGTTTACCCTGTACGATATGGCTATCGTTTTTGGAGCTTGTTATGTTATCGCGTTTTGTAATCCATGCAATGCGTTGCATGATAGGGTACTGTGATGGAATGGCTGATAGTGGTAGGTGCGATGGTAGTAGGCGCAATCCTATGTGTCGGTGCATATAGAAACGGTAAAGAGGATGGCTATGAGCAAGGATGGAACGATAGCTACGAGTACAACAAGCAATACGAGAGCAAGATAGGGCACGGGGGAAAGAAATGACCGGGGTAGGTGTATATATATGGAACCTTACTTTCATGGAGATATTTTTTTTATAGAATTTAACTTAGGGTATACATTATGGTAACTACTAATACTCCTAATTTATCTGAATTCAGTGGTGGTAGGGACGAATATATACGTCAATTATACCAACGTCTTTTAGATTTAGAGCGATTAGTCTTTGAGCTTTCTGAGCTACACGATATCACGATAACTTCACATGATGTTATTGGTAACACATATCCTATAATCGTAAAAGAGGCAAAACATAAAATTAAGGTAGAGGAATAAATATTTTTAATGAATCTGATATTTCAGTACCTAAATAATATTGGAGTAAAGATAAGATGTATTTTATTATCAACCGCTCTATTTTGCAGGAATTTTTGAGTCATGAATTTATATCACTTATTCGTTATCCCGCTATTCGTAGTAGGGGTTGGAATTTATTTATTTGTTCGGATGATGTTGGTGATGTTTTGCGGGAGATTAAAAAGTATCAATCTGATTGGGTTGATGATAGTAATCGCCCGGAGTTTCGCTTATTTGGTGAGTTACAAATAGATAATGAGGTTATAGCAAACCAATGAACCTTCTTCTCTGGATAGATATTAATAAGAACCCTATTGTCATGTCCATTATGGCCGTTGTTGCATATCTCTTTGTTTGTCATGTAGTTGAACCATCAATCATTCAGGCGGTTTTTTATGGTATTATTTTTGGTTTGTGGGGCGGATGGGGAGCCATTGCTCTTGATAAGGCAGAACTTAGAGGCGAGAAAGGGCAGGTAAGCGATGAAAATCATACTCCCTGATATAAGAGAAATGACCGATGAAGAGCTTACTGAACAAGAAGGGCTTGAGACGGATATAGCATTTATGGTGTGTGCTGAAAAACTAAAAGATATAGATTTAAGGCTTTCGTGGGAACGCCTAAATAGGCACAGAACAAATAAGGGAACTAAAATGGAAACAACCACAGCGTTTAAAACACCAGTTCATGATTTTGCATGGGCGTTATCGGAGATGAAGGCGGGGAAGAAGGTTGTACGTGATGGATGGAAGAATGAGGGCGATGAAAATAATCTGTATATTTTTATCTGGCCTAAAGAGAAAACGTATAACAACAAAGACCTCATTATTACTTGTTACCGTCCCAAAGACAAAGACGAGTTTATAGATTGGGGTTTGGACAATGCTGACATTCTCGCTAACGACTGGTATGTTTACGAGGAATAAAAAGCTATTTATAATTCAGGATGGCCATGATTGGGCTGATGCTTCTTGTGAGCATTATTTTTTAAATTGCGACAAGACAGCGTTCGAACTTGAGAAACTGTATGAGGAAGATTCTGAATCCGAATTGTCGTTTAGTAAGTGGCTATCGGAGAATAATTATATAGAGAAAATTCCCGATGATGAGTATGAGGAAACGTGGGAAGTATATCGCCGTAGTAAACGGGAAAGAGAAGAATGGGACGCTCTACTTGCGAAACCCGAATCAGAAAGAACACTACAAGAGAGAATGCTTGTCTTGTGGAACAAGCAACTGGAGAAGATGAATCCCCTTGGGATGAAGGACAAATAAATGAATAAGTTAATAGATTATATACAATATCGTATTGAGCTATTTCTTCATGGTGGATTTGCCGTAGCTGAAAAGTTTGCAAGACAACACGATTGCATAGACGAGCTTGGGTGTGTGGACTTTAAGGAATCTCTGGTAAGGCTCAAAGTCGTAAGAGTACCGAACTTTGTAAAAGAGATTATTCTTCTTTATGTACAGGTGGCATCCAACATGGAGAGGAGTATGGACTACAATATAATCAAAGGGTTGTCGATGCAGAACAAGTCAAACGATAATGAGGACTGGACGATGTCACAGCGACAAATTAGAGACAGAATAAATACCGAGTGGAATTGGTAGTTATTAACTAAGCGAAAGCGATGCCATGAAGAAAATAATTAGCTTATTTAAGAGGGATTATGGTGGTAATAGGCTTGTTTTTGATGAGGTCGTTGAGGGTGCAGAATGGGTGATTGACGGTGAGGGTACGCCTACCCGAAAGTGGAATGGGACTTGTTGTATGGTAAGAGATGGAAATTTATATCGTCGATATACGGTTAAAGCCACTGCTATTGAGCGCAAGATGATACCTGTGGGTTTTGAGCCATGTACTGATATAAGTGTCGTGACCGGAAAACAGGAGGGTTGGGTTCCGGTAGGATGGGGCAATCAAGACAAGTGGCATCGTGAAGCCCTAAAATCAAAAGACCCATTTAAAGTTGATTTGCCCGATGGTACGTATGAACTCTGCGGTGAAAAGGTTCAGGGGAATCCCGAAAAAATAATAGGCCACACACTGATACCGCACGGAAAAGACATCCTGAATGATGTTCCTCGTGATTTCGGTGGAATAAAAGAGTGGTTTAAGGGTAAAGATATTGAAGGTGTTGTGTGGTGGCATTCAGACGGCAGGATGGTAAAGATAAAAAAGAAGGATTTTGGACTAAAGAGAAGTGAATAAACGAAAGCAAGAAAAAGAACCGTTGGAAAGGTGTCCATACTGTGAGTATCGACGCCTTTTTTATTGGGAGCAATCCCTGTGGGAGCATATACACGAGGTACATCACAAACAATGGGGAAAAGAAATAGATAAATTATTGAAAGTAAAGGGACAGTAGAGATTCATGGCAACACCACAAGAGATTAAAGACATTCGTAGAAATCAGAACAAGTTTATCAAGGAAAAGGCTAAGAAATGGCGGGAGGAGAACGATAAAATCTTCTCTGAATACGGGAGGCTCTTAAAAGAGGGTAAGTCTGAGGAGCGGGTTATACAAAACCTGTCTGAACGATTTGAGTGTAAAAGAGCCCGCATCAGAAACGTTATTAACCGACAACTTGGTTCAGCGTCACCTAAATCACGTGCTATGACAGAGGCTGTTATTATTAGCTGGTTGAATCAACTCGACAATAGAGTAAAAACTGCCTGTGATGCAGTTCAGGAACAGCTTATAAAAATCGATTTATTGAGAGAGGCCGATGAAGAATGGATTGATATTGAAATGACCGAGGGAATCAAGGGAACAACCATCAAACGTGTACCCTTAGATACCGCCGAAAGAACATTGCTTGAGGCTCAAATTGGGTACACTAAAGACCTCGTGACTTCAGCTACATCTGCCCTGCCTAAGAATATTATCAACATAGATAACCGGACGGTAGAGCAACAATATACAGACGACGAATTAAATAGAGAACTTAAAGAAGCGGAGAACTTAATAAATATAAAAACAAAAAAGGGGGAGTGAGTTTGAAAAAAAGATTACTGGTAGCGGCCATGATGGGGGTATTTGTCTTGGCCGTTGTTGCATTAAGTGGTTCATATTCACATCGCACATTAACAGCATACCTGAGTGTTGTTGAAACCGGAGATACGGCACAGGTGATGAAATTCACACCATCTACAGCGGTGGATGGATACACTTATAAGGACACCTTTGAGATGAACGCCGATGCTGATAGCGTTGAGGTGTCGTGGACGGCTCCGGGTTCGGCGACTGACGTGGCGATGGTCTGTGACAGTATGGCCGCCGCTGTAAATTTGTCGGCTTGCAGTACATATGTCACGGCGTATGATTCAACAACTTTCTGGATAGCCGTGTCGGATGACCCCGGGTTGGCGTTTGATGTTTTTCTGGCGGATACCGCAAGTGATACAACCACAACGCAGGCAAACGTGACAAGTAAATCAACATCGAGTGATACACTTGGCCTATGTCCACTGTTTGCTGGAGATGGTGGCCACGTAAATGCTATGTATGGCAGGTTTATTTTACAGGCATCCCACAAGACAGCGCAAGGAGTCGGTTTATCAGATTCGGGATTCTTGTACTTATTTACAGAGTTTGCAAATGAGTATTTAGAGCTTGATTCCGATTCGAGTTCTGGACTGCCATGCACCTTAAGGGTTGAACTACCATCGGCGGCAGGTACAGACACGCTATTTAAGGAACATTTGTACGTAGCGTATAGGATTACAGATACGGCTTCAGATACAACCTATACGATACCGTATGAAATAGATGTAGATTATTTATTGTTTAATGAGAAATAGGGGGGGATTGAAAGAATGAACAAAATTATGGGTAATATTGCAAAGGGTATCTTTGCGGTAGTAATTCTTGGTGCTGTGGCTGTGTTATCTTTTGAGGGTGCTTACAACGATGTACGATGGGCTGGTTCAAATACCCAGGCCGGTGGACAGTATTATCAATGCGTCGATTCGTCTGATACTTTTCAGGTGGACACCTTTTACTCCGACACGATTGATGTTGGGGATTATAAGTGGTTGAATGCTATGCTGGCCTTGACGGGTTTTACTCTGGCTGATTCATGTAACGATTCGGTATGGATTAAGGTACAGGCCATTGGTTCTTATAACGGATTAGCTAAACGGGAACTTGCTCGTGACAGTTTCACCTGCCATACTCTTGATTCTACGGAAGAGCTCACCATGTTTATTAACATGGATTCAAGTGCGGTAAATAAGTTGCATTTCATGACAATAGTATCAGACTCGTTTATAGCCGGTGAGAACCAGACAGGTAACGACGACTCAAGTGCTTATCGCATGAGATACCTCGTAACGCAGATACACCACAGGAAAACGGATAGGTGATTTTAGCATATACAGGACATATTCTCTGGCTAATAACCAGAAACGATTATTTTAAGTGCCCGATTTACAGAGAGTGGCTTTGGGAATGCAGGGGTAACAAATACTGGTGTTGTGATTGGACTTATACGAGTTGGTTTAGGGTAGATGCACGTAAATTATTCAAGAGGATTTTTGGTAATGATTAAAAAACTAAGACGATGGATTGGGGAATGGCAACATAGGCGATGGCGGAAAAATCGGCGAAATGTTTTAGTGTGGAATGATTATGTGGAGTTCAACGAACTTAAAGGAATTAGCGGGTCAGACCAGTTTATGAATATGGTCTGTGGTAGTGTAAAGGATATTTTCCTTAATGATTAAACTACCCGAACAACTTGAAAACAAAAGTATAGAGAGTAGGGCGCAAAAGCGCAACACCGATTTCTATTTCGCTATTTGTCCCCTTTGTGGTATTGGGGTCTATGGACTCAACCATGCGCAGGTAAATCTACGGGCAAGAGAACACGCTAAAAGATGTAAGGGAGATATAAATAAACACAGAAATTGAACATGACCACGTAAAAGCTCTAAAACTGGAAAAAATACGCAGGCTCAAAGATGAGGGTCTGCGTTTTTATATGCCCCATGAAAAACAGTTGGCTTTTCACAAATCACAAGCATCAAAGCGTGGATTATTTGGCGGCAACCAAAGCGGGAAGTCATGGGCTGGTGCGGTGGAACTTGCATGGACTATCGGGAAGGTGCATCCCTATCGACAAAATTATGCTGGTTCTGTGTTCGCAAGAGACTGCTGTGTTACGTTTGGTGTTTTGCAGTCAACCCTGATACCAGTATATCAGAGGTTACTTCCTCGTAAGCCCTGCGTGCTTCCAGACAAGACGTTTGAGGGGGGTGTCAGGAGGTGGCCGGGCTTACGGGGGGGGGGGTGGAGTACCGCCTATAACCGTGAGAACAAGATGCTCCACCTTAGCGACGGGAGTTTTATCGAATTTAAGTGTTTGCGTGGAGACCAACGCATATTAATGCCAAGTGGTTTATGGAAACGAGTAGATGATGTTGTAGAGGGTGATATTGTAGTTTCTCCTACTGGAAACACGAAAGTTGTCCATGTGTTTAAATATAATGATGCAACTGTATTTCGTGTAAGAACCTTTGAGGGGAGACAGGTTGTCGCCACCCCAAACCACAAACATTTTCTAAATAATGGTAGCTTAAAAACTACCGAAGAATTGGAGGTTGGTGATACCCTCAAGGTTTATTGGCAGGAGAGTGACCATGTTCCTACCGGGGATGTATCTCTTGAGAAATGGCAATTAGGTTGGCTTGCTATTCTTATTGGTGATGGTTGCTTGCGCCGAAAGGATGCTGGTTTTACTGCGGTGGAAGGTGGGCGTGTGCTGTCTGATTTGCCTCCCCTACCACCCGGAACGTATATAAATCACATCGGTAAAATGGATTATAGGGTGGCACTAAAAAAGCCAAAGGTAAAAAATAATCCATTAGTTGTCTGGGTTAAATCTTTGGGTTTGTGGGGTAAAAAAAGTCCAGAGAAATTCGTTCCCGATGTTGTGTTTCTTCAGAAGCCATTAGATATAGCATACTTCCTGAAACATCTATGGAATTGTGACGGAACAATTAACTACCCAAAGCGTCAGGCGACGTATTGTAGTGCGTCGGCAGCGTTAGCGTATGATGTTAAATATCTTCTTTGGTCACTCGGCATTCATGCGTCTTTGACTAAGTTTATTTCTACATGCACCAATACGGGTAAAAAGGGAATAGCATATCATACGAGGGTTTCTGGTGGTTCATTTGATAGATTTATTCTTGCTATCGGGGGTAATGAAAACTTCGCCAATGTTCCCATTGTAAATAAGAGGGTTCATGGTAAGATTGTATCAATAGAGCAACTTGATAATTGCCCGGTCTATGGGTTACAAGTAGATAATGAAGAGCATGCTCTTATTGTAGATGGACTCGTGACACATAATTCCTACGATCAACCCTTGGATTCTTTTGCAGGCCCGCCACGACACATAATACGTATGGATGAAGAACCGCCAATAGCGTATTACAATGAGAATCAGGCACGTCAGGTAACGATTGGTGTCAATATGCTCTTTACGATGACGCCGTTGAATTATTCCCAATGGCTCTATGCACAAATATATGAGGAGTCATTAAAAGACCCGGATATAGATGCTTTCAAGATGGCAAGCAGGGAGAACCCCTATGCGAATCCGAATGTTTTGGAGAAAATGGAAAAAGATATATCCGACCCTATTGAACGGGCGGCACGGTTGCATGGGGAGTTTACCTTCGCAGAGGGGCGGGTATGGAAAGAATATGGTGACCATAATTTAATCGACCCCATAGAAATTCCTTCAGACTGGCACAGGTCGGTTATTATCGACCCGCATCCAGAAAAGCCAACGGCAGTAAACTGGATAGCTGAGGATTTTCAGGGGCGATTATATAACTACGAGGAAGGTGATTTTGCGGGGGATGTTGAGAGTATATGCCATCAGATATTTGCAAAATGCCGAGGTGAGCATATAGATTTATGGCTGGTTGACCCATCTTCACGACAGAGCGCAACTATCAGGGGGCAGGGTTCACTTGTTAATGAGTTTAGAAAATATATCCCGTATTTAATTGAAGCCAACAATAGACGGGAACAGGGATGGGATGCAGTTAGAAAAATGGTGAAGGACGACCCGATAACAGGGCCAAAACTCTTCGTTTTTAAAAGCTGTCCCCTTACGGATTTTCAAATGCGCAACTATTCATGGAAGCCACCAACCCTTTCAGGGGAGGACAGGCGTAAACCGGAAGTTGTTAAACGTAATGACGATCACAACGACTGCATCAGGTATCGTGTAATGTGGCAACGACCCACAGGTGGAGGATTTAAAGGATGGGGGGCAATAGGGATATATGGCAACGGATAAAAAAGACGAAGCTAAATTCGTAAAAGACCATGTGGTTTTTGAGGATGACCCCGAGTTATTCTGTCGGAATATCTATGAGGAAGCCTTGGAACACAACAACGAACTCAAAGAACATAATGTTGAAAACCGACTATTCTATGAGGGGATTGATAAGAAATTGGAAGAAAGGGCGAATAGCGTTGAGGTGGTGCGTTCAGCCCTGTTCGTTCATCTATTGAAACCCGCCATAGATACACGTGTGGCCGAAGTCATATCAAAGATAGATGAGAGGGAGTATCCTATTATTGCCAGACCCCGGAAGGTCAATCCCACCGACGAAGAAAAAGACAAGGCTAATATAATAGCCAGAAAAATTACAGACCAGTTGAGGGATTGTGGGTACTTGTCGGGTGTGTTCAAGGAACAATTAGTTGCCTCTGAAATATATAGAACCCCATCGGCGGTGAAAATAGGATGGGAAATGACCGATGAAAAAGAAGCTATAAATCAACAAAGTCAGGGGTGGTTTAGTTTTGTTAAAAGTGGGGTGCATTTTGAGAAAAAATATAAATCTGGCAGACCAACGGTTGAGTGGTTGTATCCCGATGAGTTTCTATACCAGCCTTGGGTTAGTGATTTTAATGGTGATAGCCAGTATGTGATTCATGCCGTATGGCTTGACTTCCACGAAATAATGGCGTTGGCGCATGAGCATGGTTATGACATTGATAAGATAAAAGAATATTGGGATGCCGCCACGACCGAGCAGGAGAAACCCGAAGCAAGTAACGATTCACTAAAAGATAAAGAAGCCTCCGACCGGGGCGATAACTACGATGACGGTTACAGGGATGGGAAGTTTCTATTAACGGAAGAATATGTTGTCACCTATCAGGGGATGAGCAGGAAAATCTCTAAGATAACCCGTATTGGTAATCGGTTTATTATAAAGAATGAATCAGAGCCGTATAAGGGGTTTGATTTTCCGTTTGAGATAGTTGCGGCACATCCCATGCCCGGAACGATTGAGGGGTTATCGTCGGTGGATGTTGGGAAGGGATTACAGCGTTTATACAATGATATATTCAATCACCATTTAGATAACGCTTCTTATAATACTTTTCCTGTTTTAAAGGCCCCGATTGGATTTAGTTTTAAGGGCGGTCAACCCATGTGGTATCCCGGAGCGATATTTCAGGTAACCGAACCCGATGAACTTCAACCGTTGATTCCTAATTACGGACAGATACCGGATTTACCGAATCTTATGGATGCGGTGGCGGCAAAGTTAAGGGATGCTCTTAACGCACATGACATATCACAGGGGTTTCAGTCGTCCCAGTATGAAAAAGCGACATCTACGAAGCTACGTGCTTTGGGTGCGTCACGAAGGGCAACCCCTACTCATAAGTTGTATGGTGAGTCTATAATTAAAGTGTGCAACAAGGTGCTTGCACTTAATCAGCAATATGCGGACGCACCGGAGGATTGGGTTGTTGATGGGGGAATATATTTTGATGTGCCTTCCCTGACAAGCATCACCGACCCCGAAACGGACAAGCAAGAAGCCCTGTTACTACTCGCTGATATGTTACAAAATCCCCTATATCAGAACGCTACCGGTTTAAGGAAAATCCGTAACCTTACTGAGGATATGTACCGCACATTCAGGAAGATAGATATAGACAAATATGTACCGACAGAGGAGGAGTTAGAACAAATTATTAACGACCAGACAAAGGTGCAGACGGAACAAATAGAAAAACAATCAATACAGGAAGAAATGGCGATACAGCAGGCTTCTGCGCCACAGCCCGTATCGCAAAAGAAGGAGTAGTTTTATGAAGAAGTTTGACCCAAGAATTGACTATCCGGTCAAGAAGGACTTAAAGCACTTTGAGTATTTTTTAAAACATCAACCCATACCGAGGCACACCTACGTCAATAAGGATGGCAAAAAAAGGTTGTGTGTAAATGTTCGTTACCCTGAGGGAGCTGTAACAGACCAAACACAGGAGTATATAGTAAAAAAACACCTCAATGATGATTATGGTGAAAAGTTTTACCATACGCCGAGTGCATCTCTTATAGGCCAGAAGGAATCTATCGTTGATTACAAGGAGGGTGAGGAATACAAGCAGTGTACTTCAAGGGAATGGTTGGAGTGGCAGGGGCAGGAGGGTGAAGTTATTCCCCCGAAAGCGACCCCTGTTCATCCATTAGCAAAGGAGTCACCGGAGGTTTTAAGGCGGATGTATCCGGTTGATGAGAAAAATATGGACGACATTTCTAAGGGTGGAAAATGGAAGAAACCAGACAGACAGAAAAAATAATAGAACATTTTAGGGATAAAACTTTCTTTGATGGGTTAATGGAGGTGATAAGTGAGATGCAAGAGGGACATACCAGCAAGATTGGTGCGTCCATGAGGGCATTGGATTTTTTCACGAAAGCCTCTCTTTTGATAGAGGCAAACAAGGCGGAGCAGATATTCAGAGAAATCAAGTTCCGCTTAACAAGACTTCGAGAAGAAGCAACTAAAAACTAAATCCCAACAAAATGTATTGGGAAAGGGGCTAAAATGGCAGACGAAGAAAAAGAACACCTGGAAGAAGAAGAGAACCAGGATGCAGGGGATTCTGAAGAGGAAAATTCAGAGGATGCAGACGACAAAGGCGAAGAAGAATCGGGCGATGAAGGCGATGAAGGCGGTGAACCTCAAAAAGAGGATGAGGGGGAGGAAGAACAAGAATTTTGGGACGATGACGAAGAATACCTTCGTCACTTGGGCGTATCGGAAGATATTAAAACAATAGAGGACTTAGCTAAAAAATACGAAGAATTAAGGACTCAGCCCAAACCAGAAGAAGTACCCCCCGAAAAAGAAAAACCTTCTGACGCACAGCCTATTTTTAAAAGAAATATGATGTCTTCGCACGTCAATGATATGGTTAAGAGGGGCGTATTGGGTGATGCAAAGGTGCAGGAATCGTACCGAAGCATGGCCCGGTTTATAGATGATGCCATGAACCCGTTTGTTGAACAGATGGAAAATAACACGAACCTTCTTGCGGGGGGGTATCTAAAGGTAGTAAAGAATCTGAGAGAAGATAGCTGGCGTAAGTTCAGGGGAAAACACAAAAATATCAAGAGAGATAGTCTTGATAAGTATATGAACGAACATGGCCTGTTAGATTATCGGGATGCTTATCGCTACCACGTAATTAAAGACCCTGAAGCATTTGGGGAATTTACTAAAACGATTGGAAGAAAAGAGGATAACGATAAAAAGTTTAGACCAAGACGCACATCTATCAAGGGTGGCAGAAGGACAGCAACGAGGGTTAATGATGCTATCTGGAAACCATACCTGAGGAAGGAAACGGCCAACCTTCATCCCGTACAGCAGGAATTAGATACCAATACTTCCGAATGGAATGGGATGGATATAGAGAAGAGAAGCAAGATAGTGGATGGGTTTCTTGAGTACCAAAACAAACACAAGAAATAAAATATAATTTAGAGGGGGCTTTAAATTGGCTAATGACATGACATCTTATTCGGCGACTGCAACTACGGTTGCGTCAACGATAAGAACAAAATGGGAAACAGATTTACTTAAAATAGCTGAGGGCAGACTGGGAATATCCAAGTTTGCTACCAACAAGGTGATGGGTCGAGGTGAGGGCGGTACGTTGCGCCTGAGCAGGTTCTTGCGCCCGGCAAAAGTGACCTCGGCTACTTCAATGGGACAGCTGACAACTTATGAGGATGCGAAGGCATTTACCACTAACTACATTGACTTGACACCGCAAAAATGGGGTGAGTCATTCGCTATTGATGACCAGGTAACTCTTGAGTCATTCCTTTCGGACGACCAGTACAAAGAAATGGTTGCTAATCACATGGCCCGGTCGCTTGAATATCAGGCATCCAAGTTAATTGCGGGTAATGTTCTGAGACACCGCATTGACGCTGATGGTACTTATCAGGTGTCTGGTACGGTAGATAGTGGCTCGACTACGACTATCGTGGATGACGCTCTAACTCAGAATGATGACCATTGGAATGGCGGGCGTGTTTGTATTTACAACCCGGAAGGGCCGGGATATGACCAGGCCGCTTTAGTGAGTGATTTTGCGGCATCATCCGACACCGTTACTCATGGTGGATTTACGACTACCCCGACTACCTCGTCCAATTACCGTATGACGGTTGGGACGGGTCTGGCGGCTACTGACGTATTGACTACATCTGGTCTTTTGATCGTAGCGGCTATGCACCGGAAACTTGAAACAGAGAAGTATCCCGGTAGCTTGCTTCGTGGTGTTTTAGACGCTGAGCAGGAGGCTGATATATGGTCAGATACGGAGTTTAAACAAACAGCCATCTATGATGATTCGGGACGGTTTAAGAATTATCGTCTTATCCGTTGGCTTGATATGGAGTTCATGATTGGTTCGGAAACCTATCGTGAGGATGCTGACGGTACGGAGAACCAGAAGGCCGGTGTTGTTCATATAGCACCGATTTTCGGTGAAAGGTCATTTAGTCTCGTGCGTTGGGGAATGGGACAGGGAGACTTTGGTGTTAAGTTTATCTTTGTTAATGCTCCTGACTCCATGAACCTTCGTGGCGGAGAACATGGGGCTAAATGGGTTTCGTGGGATTCATACTGGGCTGGTGGAGTATTGCGTGCGACTTCAATTATCGGATTGATGACGGGTGCGACTTCTATCAACCTTAATATGTAATTATTTTAATGGGGGCGGTGTAAAAGCCGCTCCCCCTAAGAGGGTGTGAGTATGCCATTATATTCTTATTGGTGTGATAATTGTAATAAAAGGTTTGAAGTTTCAAAGTCTATGGATTTATCGGGCAGGACGGAAACCTGCGAATGTGGTAATAAAGGGAGAAGGATTATAGATATTCCCGCATATCACGGCCTTGAATCGGGGCCGGGGTGTGGTAGTAATGAAATGGTTTTTTCAAGACCTGACCCGCAAAAGGATATACCTCTAACCCTAAAAAAAATGGAGGAGGCGGGGCGACTAAATACCCCAGAATTGAGAGCCGCTGCTCAAATAAAATACGATGAGGCTAAAAATATAATAAGTGGGGGGATTGATTATGATAAAGTGGGACACGTTTTAGATGACTAAAGATGAGGTTGTAAGAGCCATTGCACTTGCGGTTACCGGAGGCGGGGTAGATAAAGAAGCTATTGCGCAAGTATATTTGCAAAAGGCTATTCTGAAAATAGGCCGTATGGAGGGAGTCGATTTCAACAGGGAATGGGTCGATTTCAATCTCACATCGGGAATAAGCAAGTACCAGATAGGCACGGATATTATCGGTAAGCACCCTGAAATTTGGAGCTTGAAAGAATTGTGGCGGACTGACGTTCAGGGGTGGTCTATTGAGATTGTCGGGCTGGAAAGGTTTAATGCTTATACAAGAGGTGGTTCTTCGGCTGGCGCACCCACTCTTGGCACTATTCACTCCGAGGCGGGATACCTTGAGGTGTACCCTATTCCCGATTCGGCATATACCGTAGCCGCATATCTCAAGAAGAAAATAACAAATTTTAGTGAGATTGAAGAGGGCTATCATGATGTACTGATAGATTATGCGGTTGCTTCTATAAATGCCACGAAAGATACGGCGGCATCATTCCAGTTCGCAAAAGAAGGCCTTAATGACCTAAAGAATGACCAACCTACCCTATGGTCTGGCAATTCTATTGGTATAGAGAGACATATAAACGCAACCAATAAATCAGCAAAGGGAAGGAGGGCAGACTCTTGCAATTTAAGGGGTGTATAATGACAGTCCTGTTTGTGTTCCTGTTATTCATAAACGGTGGTGGTGCGGATTTCTTGGGAACGTTTGATAACTACAACGACCAGATTCATATTAAATTGGGATTAGCGACATCGGAAACGTCGTTGTTGTCCGACACCAACTGCAACCAGTTTGTCCGTGAGGCGGTAATTGCCACCATGCCCTATATACGGGGCGACAAGGTAGTACTGAATGTTACTACCACTTACAGGCAGAATACGTATTCTTTGGACTCTACCCTACTGGGAATAAGTGCGGTGTTTTGGTCGAAGAATGATAGCTTAAAGGTGCTTAAATATACCCCGATTGAGAATTGGGGTGAGGTTATTAAGACAGAGACATCCGGTAAACAAAACGGATACGATAAACGGCCTTCTTCCTATGATTACATTGACGATAAATTGTTTGTTTATCCTACCCCGACTTATCCATATGGTGACACTCTTCATGTGGTTGCATGGCGTAAAGTACCGGATATAGCGGCTTATGATTCATTGAGTGTTATTCCCCAACAGTTTCGTAATCCGATTCTTTTATATGCGACATATCTGGCGGCTTATTCTATGGGTCATCCCATGACAGAACTATTTAAGGCAGAATACGAAAAGGCAATCAGTCTTGTAAATGCGGCTATTAATTCAAGGGGGTACATTGAAAAAGCTAATCCTTAGTATCATATTGATATTGTCAGCATCCGTTCTGGCGCAGGACAATGGGTTGGAACGGGTGCTGACTATCAGGGACTTTAGGGGTCTGAACACTCGTGCTTCTGAGTTTAATATAGCTCCCAATGAAGCAAGATTGGCACATAATGTTGACCTTTCTCGGAATCTTGGGGCTATTACAAAGAGATATGGTTATGACACGGTTTCGCACATAAGCGGTCAGGATTCTATTGTCAGTATTTATGCCATGTATGAATCGGACGGTACACAAAGATTGATAGTTGTATCTGATTCTGATGGTGTCGGGTACGGAAATATTTATATCACGCAGGATGGTTCGACGGATTTAAGTGCTGATTCACTTACAAGGATAAACACCTACTGGGGGATTCAGAATGTAACGTCGTTTGCGATGTTTGACGACAATGTGTATTTCGCTAACGGGATGCACAAGGGGGGTATTTGGACGGGAGACTATTGGCGTTCATGGCCATTACCCGCTCCGGGTGAACCGTTGATAATCCCCGTGAGTACGACTGATACAGTTTATCGACTTGATGGTGAGTATCGGTATGTATTTAGGGTAGTAGTTCCTGTCGATGGTGTTAGCAAGGTTAAGTATTATTCAAATTATTCTAACCCAGTTAAAGTATCTAACGGGCGTAATTACATAATGAATCTACAAATGCCCTGTGTGGATTCCTTGACATCGGCCTTTGATGGTGACTCTGTCTTTATACATACATTTAGGACTAAGGCCAATCAGGGAAGGATAACGGATTTGGACAGTGTATATGGGATTTATATATCCGATACTATTTTATTGTCAAACATATCTTCTTATGTAATTATAGATAGCATACCTGATTCAGCGTTGGGAATAGCTTATACAAAATTAACTAACGATGATTGGTTGGGGCGAGATAGTTTAGGTTCTCTTATGAGCCGCTATGGTGCGCCCGGATATGTCTGCGGGCATGACACGATTGCATATGATACTCTGGGCGATACGACAAGCGAGTTTGGTATATTCTATGGTATCCCCGCACAGGCCGATACGCTTGGAGTAGCCTACGCCTGCACATTCATAGATACTGTAACGGGTATTGAGTCTGATACGGGACGGTCATTATTTATATGGAATGATACGGCTGTCAATGATAGTCGTTACTCAAATACGGTTTCAATCCCTAAAATACCTGCGGGTGATAGCGGGTTAATAGTGAATCTATATAGGGCATTGATAACAGAACTAACTTATGATACTTCAGTTCTTGACTATGCTGTCCATTTGGGTAAATTAGGCACGATAAGGGGATGGCAAGACTCACTCTGTACAGATACTATTGTTACTGGTGACTATCATTTACTTGCACAACTAAACCCCGCAGTTACAGTAGGTGATTCTATATATACCGACAGTATTCGTCATGATTCGTTGCAGGTAAAGCGTATTTACCATAAATCCACACCCCCCGCTTTAATAGATAACATCTTTTCGTTTGATGGTAGGATGTGGGGAACGGAAGAATCCCGTCTGTGGCGTTCTGATTTATTGATGGGTGCGGACACTATTCAGCGTTGGGGACAGATGGAGGCTATTGCCTTTAATCGAGACGATGGTGACGAAGTAACTCTTGCCTATCCCGCAAGGGGGCTTATCAGGGTATATAAGAATTTTAGTAACTATAATGCCTTTTTGGATTCTGATTATAATTGGGGTAGGAGGGAACTATCGGGACATCACGGATGTATTGCGCCCCGTTCCCACGTATCGACAATTATGGGACATTACTATCTGTCGGCTACGGGGGTAATCCGTGAAACTGAGGGGATGCAACTCGAAAGAACGCATAGTATTGAACTTATATCAGCACAACTTGATAATTTCGACAAGTTAAGTCTGAACACGAAAAGGAAATGTGTAGCGTTCTATATCCCTGACCACAAAGTTGGGTTTTGTATTGGCGATACCACATATGTATATGATGAGCTTGTTAAGGGTTGGTACACGTGGGGACTAAAGGTTGCCGATTATACGATGTACGGCACAGAGGACGATGTTGATTTTGTTCCGGGTGACACGATGTATTTCGTGAAACCCGCCGATACGGTTTTGTGTAAATATGGGACATCGGAATTTGATAATATTTCCCCAATAAGTTTTAATTGGCGTACGGGGGCTTTATTGGTGGACGGCGACGATTCGCCGATTTATTACAAGGCGATAAATAAAGTCGGATTATGGGTAGATAGTGACGACACCAATACGGTATATGGAGCATATGTCAATATTCGCAACGAAGAGGATTCAAGTCTTGCTGTGGTCAATTTTGTAAACCTTACCGACAGGCGATATTTCCTTAAGAGTGTTACGCCTTCACAGGCATTATACAACAAGCTACGGGTATATCCGTGCGATACATACTCATTAGACAATACGGCTATTGAAGCCTTAAAGATACATTATAGAATATTGGGTAGTTCAGTAGTAGAATAAGGGGGAGTGAAAATATGGCTGGAAGTTTTAACGCAAGCTTTAATAATTCGATGTTACCTAAACAAGTTATCTTTCAAAATCAAGGTGACCCCTATGAGGAATTACGAAAGGCACTTGGGGGCGGTGGATTGTTTGGGCTTGGTGATTTGGCAACGGGGGGTTTGTTTTCTATGGGGGGTTCACTCCTCGGGGGATTAGCCTCATTGTTTGGCGGTGATTCTCCTACCGAAAAAAGAGCAAAAGAGACATATAACCTTGCTAAAAATCGCATGGGGCAGAATGTAATAGAGCCCGAACAATATTTAGCGGATTATAAGCGGGCTATGATGCCGGAAATGAACAGGTCGGCTGAGAAGATTAATACCAGAATGGGGCTTGATTCGGGAGCGGCGCAAAGTCAACTCCTTTATGATATGCAAGCCCCCCTTGCCAGTTTCTTACTCAATGCGAAAATGAAAAATGACGTATTAAAATCCCAAAACGATAATATGTTGATGCAGTTAATGGCATCGCTTGGGGGGTCAAGATAATGTCAGAGAGAAAACCCGAAAACTTCATGGAGGTATTAACGAGGTCTTTGGGTCAGGGGCTTGGCTATGTGGCACAGAACTATCAGTCAAGTCAAGACCAGAAAAAGAATGATGCCATGACAGCGTTTGCGGCGGCGTTACAGATGCAACAAAGCGAAAGGGCGCAATTAGAGCATAACCAGAACATGATAAGATTGCGGATAGCTAATAAAAGCTCAAGTGAGCGTCTAAAAGAGACTATCAGGCGAGGTGCTATGACACCGGAAGAACGGGCGATAGAGGATGCACAGGCTGAGGCCGCAGGTAAGGTGGCTTCTATGGATATAATTATCCCCGCAATATCTCAAACCCAAGAGGAATATCCGGGTCTTGATTTGAATATAGGGGGCATTTCGACTAATCGAGAGCTTCCCGTTGAACCTGAGTTGGCTAAGGCTTGGGCTGAAAATATGTATATACCTGATGAGCAAGGTCAATCTACTGGTGAACCACTTGCTAACTTTCCCGACATTGCACCCCAGATTTTGTTTGAGCGTGCCTCTATGGGCGATAAACCTGCTGAGAATATGTTGTTGCTACTTGCAAGGGAAAAGCAGAATCAGAGAACTATTGCAAGTCGAAAATATGCGGAACGTAAAGGTGAAGAAACAGCCATAAAAACAAATACTTTTTTATCCAAGAGTAAGGGGAAAAGCGATTTCTCAGAGAAGGAACTCAAGCGAATGTACATATCCGAAAAAAGGGCTATGGAGAGTCGCAACAGAAAGATTGAGGAACAAAACAGAGAAGCAATAAAGAATATAGCCCTTCTTAAAGCCGCCGATGCAAAGGCGAATGCCTTATATATAGAAGGATGGCAGGCAAAAATCCAACCATTAGAAAAGATGCCTCCCCTTGAAAAGTGGACGGAAACTTTTATGGAATCGTTTGAGGATGAGCAAATAAGGGACATTAAGAACATGGCGACTGAGGAGTTACTAAGGGAAGCCTTTTAGTAAATGAAAACACCAGAACGACAGAAAGCATTATTGGCTGAGCTACAACGTCGTGGAATTGATGTTAGTTCATATTTAGATACTAACAAGGCCGACGCTACTAATTTTAACGAAATGCCTCCATATCCCCAACAGAAGCCCCCTATTCTTAGCGTGAGACATCCATCACCTTTTGAGCTTCGGGGTAGCGTAAATAAGATATTTCTTGATGAATTAACGGAGCGTGGCTATTTCAACCAACTAAATAAAACTAAAAGTTATAAAAACAAGCCCGACGTATCTTCTGTGGATATTGGGAAACCATCTACAACAGAGCATCTAAAGCATGGACGACAGTATTCTATCCAAGAACGTAGTCCTTCTGTAAAGGAATTTTACAGGGATATGACTACTCCTCTATCTGCGGATTTAACAAAGGGTGGCAGGTGGTTTAATGACGACTGGAAGGAGTATGTACGACGCTCCGCAATAAACTTATTTAAGAATATGGGGAGCTTTCCCGTAGATATGGCAAGAGCCATAGATAAAGACCCAACGCAATTCATGATAGACTTTGCAACATTTATACCTAAAGAATTAAACGAATTATATAAGGTAGTTGGTGCAAATTGGGAGATAAATCCTGACTTTGATTTCAGTAAAATTACAGAAGTGCTTATTCCCGATTCTTATAGGTCAGCTACTTCTGGTGGTAGAAATTATGGTAGGATGTTAGAGGAACGCCCGACAAAAGACCGGCCAATAAGAGAAACTAACGAACTTATACAAAGGATTCCCCCCGAAAAGATAGCTGAGGCCAGAAAGAACTTAGTTGAGAACCCGTTAGGTGCGGTAGTTTTATTGTTGCCATTCTTTAAGAGGGCAATAAGGAAAACATCTGGTGGGTTAGGTACGACCATAAATAAGGTATGCGATAAGATACAGGACAACTTTGCTTGTTATGGTGGTGATTTGAAGAATCCGCTTGGAAAGGCAATAGTTGGGGAAGTACGAAAACGTCACGCCGAAATAGAAAAGGCAAATTATAATTCGGTTGAGTACCGTCGTAAAATGGAAAAGGGACTCAAGGCTTCGGATAAAGAGGATTTAATCTTCGCCATTGAGAAAACGGAGAATCCATGGAGGCTCGATACTAAGAAGACTCAACCATACGAAAGATTATCTACTAAAGCTAAAAGCAGGTTAATGGAATTACGACAGCGATTTAATGATGTAAGAGACAGGGTAAACAAGTCCGGTGCGTCTGATGATTTAGCATTTATTGAGAACTATGTTACACACTTTTGGAAGATAAAAAGAAAGACCCCGGAGTTTGACCAAGCGGTTGCGTACTTTCGTGAGAATAATCCCTTTGCTAAAAAGAGAGCATTTACAACAATGCAAGAGGGTATAGTGGAGGGATTTAAACCAAAATACAATAACATCTTTGATATACTTGAACAGTATGAGCGAATCAATACAAGGGTAGTGCAGAACAATACTCTGGTGCGGACAATCAAGGACTTGAAGATTGGCGACATTATAGAGGATACGGCAGACAAGACGCTACCATTAAGAGATAAGCTTATAAAGCTCCCAGACCAACCTATGCCCGATAATTACCTTAAGATAAATAGTGGTGCGTTACATCGGGCGTTACAGGGCAAGAAGAAAAGCGTCGGTTTGGGGCGTGACTTTACTAAATCCAAAACAAAAGGCACAGAGGTATGGGTGCACCCCGAAATATACAAACCCCTAAAGACAATCTTTGACGAACCGTTTACGGGGAACTTCCTACACAGGGTTGAAACTTTAAATGCCGTCTTGAAAAAGCTCCGACTGACTGCTTCGTTCTTTCACCATATAGCCCTGACTGAATCGGCTCTTTATTCTGGCATACTACCGTGGAGTTGTATTAAGGGTGTGAAACTATTAAAAGATAAGCGTATTCGTAACGATATGCTAAACTCCGAACTGCAAATAGGTGCTATATCCGATGTTCAGAGGGGCAGGGTACGGAATTTCTTGAAAGACATGGAGGTTGCTACCCGAAATATCAAGGGGGCGCATCAAGGGGCTAAGTTATTTCGTAAGGGAAACGACCTGTGGGATGGTGCTTTGTGGGATTACTACCATCCAGGCTTAAAGGCTTTTACTTGGTACACATCGTTAGGGAAGGTTTTAAAGAAACATAAGAGCCTTACGCCAAGTCAGATGAAAGAAGTTAAGCGTGCTGTAGCAAGATTTACCAATAATGCGTTTGGTGGTCAGAACTGGAATGCTCTATTGAAAAGTGCTAAATGGCGACAGTTAATGCACCTTGCTTTCCTTGCGCCAGACTGGACAATATCGAATATCAAGATTGCTACATCGGCGTTTAAAACAAAACGTGGTGGACTTGGTGCGGGTGTTGAGGGTAGCCTTGCCCGTAAATACTGGTTAAGGGCATTGCCGTCATTTTACTTCTACTCCAATCTGGCTAATAAAGCTCTGTCTGGTCACTTTATGTGGGAAAACGAAAAAGACCACAAATGGGATATAGATACTGGTGAAAAAGACGACAAGGGCAGGCGCATTTATACAATAGCATCCAAACAGGTGCGTGAACCGATAAGGTGGTTGACAGCAACCGCTCATGAGGCGGCGGTTAAATCCGCCCCCGCTATACAGCTTCTTTGTGAGGGGGCAACGGGGCGAAGTGTTACTGGTTGGCCTACTGAATTACAGAGAAGAAAAGAGAGAGGTGAAGATGTAAATATCTTTGAGGAAATATTTCTACGTGGTGAGGCTATTGGTCGTCACGCCCTACCCTTTTCTATGGGGGAAAACAATATAGGTTTTTCATTCCCAATGAGGCGTGGAGCGAACCCTAAAAGGGAAAAAGGCAAGTACGTCAGAAAGATTCTTGATTTGAAAAATAAGGGTAAGATAAATGAGGCGTGCGACTTGTTGCTGTATTGGAATATACAGTTTCCACAACGCATGATTGAGGATAAAGACGTAAATGAGGAGGCACGGGAAAGAAAGAATCGAAGAGATTCTAACAAGGCATTAAAAGAGATTGAAGAAGATATGAACAAGGGGATAAAACAATAGGGGGCGGAATGAGCGAACATTTGTACGAGGGGAAGACTGACCACGATTTGATAGTTGAGTTAAATACAAATATGAAGTTGTTATTGAAGCACGTCAGGACAATGAATGGCAACGTCGCAAAAAACACAAGATGGCGGCTCATATTGACCGGTGCGTGGGGCTTTCTCATTATCGCTGTCCCGATTCTCATAAAAATAATGGGGTCATAAATGGAATATAATAAAAAGAAAAATCTGATGGGCTGGCTGTGCCTTGCCCTTTTTCTGGTGGTGCTATTTCTTGGCGCAAAAGTCTTCGCCGCCACTGACTCAACCAAAATTGAAGGTGCGGCTAATATAATAGATGTTTACATAAGGAGCGTTGATGCAAATTATGGTATATCTTCGGGGATGTGGATTACGTCCAGTTATCATGGGTTAATATGTCCGCTAAACGTGGCTGATAGTATCGGTGCAGGCAAGACAATGGACAGTTGCCGCTATTATTTCTATTCTTATAATATTTCAACGGCGGGTACTATCTCTGTTTACAGAGGATGGAAAACGGGTGTACCTGAAGGTGAAGGGGCAGGTTATACTTGTGCTGAAGTTGGTGGAGCATCATTGACAAAGTGTGATTGCGATACGGCAAACGAATATCTTTGGGGTAAATCCGGTGCTGATTCAGCTAATGATAATGGTTCTCTAAATGCTTGTGGCGGTGCAGGTGGAGCAGACAGGAAAGCAACCGCTGAAATGACATCAGTTACTATCAATGATACTGCTTGGCATTCTGTGACGCTTTATGCCGATGCCGCCCAAAGTTGGTATGATGGCAATGACGAGGTGGCGGTTATGATAGGTAATGGGACGGTGGACGTATATATAAGGTCATCAGACGATTATAACCATAGGTCTTATTTTGTGTTCTACTATCACGACGCAGGGGCGGGCGAATCTAACCGTCGGAGGTTAATGCTACGTGAATAAATATATATTTATAATATTCTTTTTATTATTCGGTTTGGCTCATGCCAATCAGGTTTCTATTGGTAGTAGTGACTTGCCATATACGGCTTCAACGGCATATGATACCATCACATTTAGCACCAGTAAAATCACAACCTCAGGGAGTGGTATCTATGTCACGGCCAACTATGTCACGATTGATTTGCGTGATGACACTCTTGAGTTTGGAACTGGTTATACTGATAACGGACTGATATTACATGGCGGGGGAACTGGAGCTTCGGATTCGTCTTGGAATTGTGTCAATATACGTACTCTTGGTGGATTAACGGATGGTATCACGATTACCAATGTCGATATGGAGATTTATGGCTGGGATGGTCATAATTATTATCACGAGGATGCCTCAGTTAAAAACCTTGTAATCTCAGGGGGGAGATTAGTTGACCATATTGACGGTTTCACAAATAGATGCCAGAATACAGGTATTAGTGTTTTCCCAAGTTCAGGTTCATATAGTGGGAGTTTTACCATTCACGATGTTACTATTGATACATGGGCGCACGCCATTGCTGGAGGAGGCCTTATTGAGATTTATAATTGTTCGCTCCTGATAGATGCGAAAAATGATTTATATACTTACCCTTCTGGTAATACTTGTCATTCATCTATTGGCCCTGGGGGAGTAGGCCTGTGGGAACCAGCCGCAGGAACTAAAATTCACGATAATGTTATTGTTGCTGGTAGTGAAAACGAGGGATGTTCAGGGGGGATTTCAATAAGTTACGGAGAAGGAACTGCCGAAAACCCCATCGAAATTTACAATAATAAGGTTACTTTGCATCGTGGCCCCGACGACTGTTATGGTGGGGTTACAGCTAAGGGATATAAACAGCGTTGGGGAAATAAACATATTCACGTTTACGATAATGAATTTTATGTAAGCGCCCATTCCGATTCGGGCAGTCATGCTTCAGCGTGGTGGACTGCCTGTGAGGGAATTGATATTTGTTTTACGACCGGTGCATACGGAGAAGAGGGGGATTATTGCGATAGTTTTACTGTGATTGAGAATAATCATATTGAAGCTGTAGCGTTGGATAGTGATTCTCGTGGAACGGGGATGAGGCTGTCCGTGAGAAACGAATTACATGATTACGATTTCGTGGGAGCGGGGAACGTTTTCAGACATAATTATTTTGGTAGTAGCACTTCTGGTGTTGAATTTGGTAAAGGGGATTGTGGTTTATGCAACTCCGTTGTACTCATTGGTGATACCAT